TAAAAAAAAGGTATATAAACAACCTTTATTATCGCCACATGAACCAACATTAATAGAAAGAGATTATCAGATTGGATTTATTTATAGATACTTTATTAGAAAACGAAATGAAATAAATGGTACTATATTTGAAATAAACATAGATACACACACAAAATATAAAAATGACCCTTTATTTATAATAACTCGTATCAGATGGAAAGTAAGTGGTGAACAATACGAAATAGAAACTGCAAATAGAAAATCAATTAATTTAGGAAAATTAGATATTTCCAATTTAGATACCTATTTAAAAAATCTTACCCTATTTTCAAAAATGTGATAAAAGTCATATTTTTATTTGGTTAGTAAAAAATAATAGATTATATTTATAATAAATAAAATAAGTTATATGAGCAATTTTAAACATCTATCCGATTTAGAAGTACAACAAATTACATTCGATTGGAGATACAGAGGATTTACCGTATTAGAATTATTAACCGAAGAAGAGGTTGATGAAGTAAACGATGAATTAGAAAAATTAAGACAAGAAAGAATTGGTACAACTACCGAAGATGGTAAAGAATGGGGAGAGTGGGACCCTTTTGCATATCCACACAAACTATCAGCTAAATTAGAAAAAATGTTTTGTCATCCAAAAATTTTGGAAGCATGTGAATTTTTAATGGAAGGTGAGGTACAAGGAATGCAGACTTGGTGTTATTTTAAACCACCGGGACAATTAGGTAGAGATATGCATCAAAACGCATTCTATACAGGATGTGGACATAATGAAATTATTAATACGGCATTGGCATTAGATAATCACGATCCTGAAAATGGAGCAGTATGGAACTACGAAGGTTCACATAGATTACAAACTTTACCAATTGAAGTAGATGATGAAAGAGCAAAAACAAATCCTACATTTTGGAGAAACGAAAGAGGTAAACCATGTGTAATGCCTGCAGGACATGATTTCCGTAAAGTAGAAGGTTATTTAAGAAAAGGACAAGTAGTATTGTTACACTCACATTGTGTACATGGTTCTGAAGCTAATAACTCAAATAGATTCCGTAGAAACTTATTAGGTGGATATCTTAAAAAAGGAGCAATCTTTAACAAAGGTGGACATATGAAAAGAGAACCAATTGATTTGCATGAATTAAAAGTAAAACATTGGACAGAATCAGATGAAAAGAATTTTGGTGGTTTTTAATCACAAACAAAAGGAGAGTTTAATTACTCTCCTTTTTATTTTGTATTGTAACAAAAAAAGAATATCTTTGTTACATGATATTTGTAGAAGATAAATTTGATTTTGAAAGTTTCTTAATAGAATATAGAAAGCATACTAATTTAATATACGTTAGATTATCGGATGAAGAAAAGCATGTGATGAACAATCGTATATCGTTTATTTATATCAAATCAAAAAAGAATGAGTGGGTTATAAATGTGAACAATGGTGATGGATTGGGAATTAAAGTAGAAGCATTAGAACAATTATTAGATACACCACACCCTCAGTTAATTTTTAATTACAAAGCAATTTCACAAATATTAAACTTTACTAAAGGATTTGATGTAGATTTAGCTAAATTTATTGAGTATGGTTATCACGATGTTGAGTTAGGGGATAATCAGTTAAACCAATTTTACAAATCAAAGTTTAAAGGTGAACCATATTTGAATGATAGTATTCCAATGGTTAAACAAATAGAACTTATACAACAATATGTTTCTAAGTTTTCACTTAATGTAAACAAAAATTCAATTAAATATATAGATGATGCAACAAAGGCATTTAGTTATATTGAAAGTAGTGGATTAAAGGTAGATGGGGATTACGTTTTAACCTACAATCCAGTTCATTTAACGAAAGATAATATGGTTTATACTCAATATAACCTAATGACATCTACACTCCGACCATCGAACCGATATGGTGGTGTAAACTATGCTGCACTTAAAAAGGATACCGGTGAAAGAAAAGCATTTATAAGTAGATTTGAAGGTGGTGAATTGATTAGTTGTGATTATGAAGCGTATCATCCGAGATTATTGATGGATATTATTTATCAAATGAAACTTAATTCAAAAGCAGATGTAAAAGAAATGCAATGGATTAAAGATTTCTATGGTAGTGGTTTAGATTTTTATACATGGATTGGTAATCAAATTGGTATTGATGATAGAAACGAAGTAAAACTTTTAATATTCCAAAATTTATATGGTGGGATTAGAAGTGAGTTGTTAGATATTCAATATTTTAAAGAGATACAACACCTTACTGATTTATTATCTGAAACAATTGTAAAAAATAAAGCAATATTTACACATTCATATCATATTCAGTTTGGTATTGAAAGATTAGAACCTATAACCCCAGCAAAAGTTCTTAATTATTATATTCAGGCATACGAAACCGAAAGAAATATAACAAAAATATTGAAAATAAAAGAGAAATTAGAAGGAAAACAAACAAAATTGATATTATATACTTACGATGCATTTGTATTTGATGTTTATCCGACAGAAAAACAATATTTATATAGTGATATAATACCTATATTAAAAGGTGGACATGGTAGATATCAAATAAAAACAACCACCGGTAAAAATTATGATGAACTTTAACTTAGAAAATCTTAGTGAAATTATTGATGAGGTTTTAACAGAATTTTGTGTTACATATCCAATTCCAAACTTTGATAACAAAGAACAATTACAACATTTACGTTCAGTATTAGAACAATTTGGTGCAGAAACATTTACAGATATTGAATTAATGGAAGCTATAAGTTTATCACCAAAGAAATTTACATTAGAAGCACCCAAGAAAGATGGTACTGACCCTAAGTTAGCAGCAATTTTAAAAAAGAAAGTAAAAAATGCAGATACAGGTAGAGATGTAAGCGTAGCATCAGCATTAAATTATAAAGACCAAAAAGGTAGTGGAGCAAGGTCGGCATATCACGCAGCAGCTGCAATGTTAAAAGGGGCTGGTTATAGTGAAAAAAATGTGGATATGATTGATGACCCTAATCCGGAAGAACCACAATACTATGCTAAGCAAAAACCACAAGAAAAACCAAATTCTAAAGTAGCACCACAACAAAAATCAACTAAATCAGGTCCAATTATTGATGACCCTAAATTAGCAAAAGCTACTATTAGTGCAGCAAATAAAGAATTGGCTAAGATAATCAAAGCCGGAGGAATACCTACAAAAGATGGCGTAGGAATTATAACAGCATTAACAAAGACATTAAATGGTCAAAACTTAAATGCAAAAGAAAAACAAATTGCAGCAAATTATTTAAGAGTTAAAGATAATCCAAAAGATGCAGCCGTTTATATTGTATATCCTCCAGGAAAAGCAACTAAACATATTAAAGTAAAAGTTAGTAATAAGAATTTAGATAAATTAGTTCAATACGGAAAGAGTAATTTTGGAAGTAGTAGTGCAGGTGGTGGTTCTAATGATGCACCTACCACTCCACCAGTTCCAAAGAAAGGTGTTACTGCTATGAGTATTAACCCTAATAGTGTTGATACACCAATTAAACATGATGGTAATTCATTTCAATTTGGTAATGGACAAAAAATAGAAAAAGTAAATCTACCAAAAAGAGAAGATTTGGTTAAATCTTTTATTAAAAATCAAAAGATGTCTGCGGATGAAGCAAATAAACAAGCCGATAAATTAATAATAGCAGCAGAACAAAATAATGGTGTAGTCGATTATTTTTCAAAAGGTGGTAATAACATAAAAATGATTGATTGGGGAGCTGAACCTACAACAAATGAAGGTAGAAATACTATTTTAAAAAATGTAAAAGAAAAAAGTATTAAAAAATTTGAATCTTTTTTTAGAAAAGCAAATAAAGGTCAACTAAGACCAGAAGAAGCTCAAATATTAAAATTTTATAATGATACAAAATCTCCATACGAAACTCCAAATTTTGATAAATTACCACCGGAGCAACAAAAAAAATTAAGAGATGAGTATGTTGGTAAGATAGAGCATTTAATGGAACTTATGGTAAAGAGTCCATCATTTAGACAAGGTGTTCCTGATTTTGTTGAGGTACTACGATATTCGGCGTATTTAGGACAAGGATATGAAGCATATTTACCAGCAGATAGTACATTTCAAATTTCAGACATTATAGTATTTGCACCTAGAGATATTTTAAAACAAAATACACAAGGAAAAGATTTAGCAGAACAAATAACAGGTAAAGTATCTAACATTATTGAAAGTTTAGTATTTACAGGCGGCGTATCTGAAAAATTTTTAGAAGGTGGTGCAAGTAGTGGTATTGAGAGGGTTTTACAATCTGAATTTTTTGGTGGTAAAGATGGTAAATTTAAAACAAAAGATAGAACATTGGAAATGATGAATACTTACACATTTGCATTTAGAAATAAAGATAGGTTTGCAAAACAAAATCCAAGATTAGAAGGATTTGATAAAGATTATAAAGCAGCAATTAAGGTAGGTAAAACAGAAGAAGAAGCAACCGAATATGCTAAAAAAGAAGCAAGTAAACGATGGACTAAATTATCAAAAGAAGAACAAAGTAAAAAATTAGGAGAATACGAAGATATTATAAATCAATTACCAGACGATAAGGAAATTGATAAACAAGAAAAAATGATTGAATCATATATAGATGATGCAGTTAAAAGTGGTATCATTTCTAAAGAAGAAGCATTTAAAATTAGAAAAGAAGGTCAACATCAAGGTGATTTAATTGCAGGTAAGGTTGATAAAAAAGGAGCGGGGAATTGTTTAGATAAAAAAGGAAAAGATAAATATAAAAGAATGGTTAGTTTATGGGCAAGAATGGGGGCAGCAGTAGAGCAAATTTATAATAAAGATTTAAAATATACTTTATTTAAAAATAGTAGAGAATTATTTGATGGTAAAGGTAATTTCAAAAAGAATCAATTGTTAAATAAATGTGGAATGAGTTGGAGTTATGATCCAGGAATTGCAGCAACTGCAAATGTACAAAATGGACCAAAAGGATGTATGTCATTAGCAATGAATAATCCAAATTCATCACATATTATTTCATTAGATTAGGAAAATAAAATAAATGAAGACACAATTACTTTGTACTTTTAGTACAAAAATAGATGTAGAAAATCACTTAGAATTAATTAAAAGCAATTATACATTAGCTTATAACTACATCTATGTTCTTCAAAACAAAAATATTCCAAATGAATTGTTTGTAACTTATAATGTAGTAGTAGAGAATGAACAACCAAACTTAGAAATGAAAACTATTTTGGTTCATAGAAAAAAACAAAGTAATACATTATATACAATCAATGCATTGAACAATGTTATTATGGAAGCAACCGGTGGACAATTAGATAATAAATTTGAAGTAGATTGGGAAAAATATAGAAATTGTATATTGGTTACAAATACAGAAGGTGTTAAAAAAATATACACTAGAGTATTTGATGTTATAGATTTGACAAAATAAATAGTTATGATATATTGGTTTACAGGACAACCAGGTAGTGGAAAAACTACTATGGCTAATTGGATGGAAGCACATTTAATACATAAAGTTATCACTATTGATGGTGATGATATAAGAGATGTATTTCAAAACAAAGATTATTCAGAAGAAGGTCGTAGAAAGAATATAACTAATGCACAAACATTAGCTAAATTCTTACAACACAAAGGTTACAATGTAGTGGTATCATTGGTTTCACCATATAAAGACCAAAGAGATAAATTCAAAGAAGAAATGGGTGAAAACCTAATAGAAATTTATGTTCATACATCAAATGAAAGAGGTAGAGAAAGTTTTCATGTTTCTAACTACGAAGCACCTACTGAATTTTATATTGATTTAGATACTACAAATGAAAGAGAAATAGATACTTTCAAAAAGCTTCGTAAAGATTTGGGAATATAAAAATAAAATTGTAAATTAGTTATATGAAAAGAAAATACGCAATGTTCATCGGAAGATGGCAAACTTGGCACGCAGGACACGAATGGTTAATTCGTCAACAATTAGATAAAGGAAAGGATGTTTGGGTAGCAATTAGAGATGTACCGGAAGATGAAAATAATCCTAAATCAGCATACAAAGTTATGCTGGATTTGATGGAAGAACCATTTTTTCAAGAAAACATAGATAAAATTTTACTAAGTATCATTCCTGATATTGAAAGTGTAAATTATGGTAGAGGTGTGGGATACGAGGTTATCAATCATCCACCTCCTGCTGATATTGAATTGATTAGTGGAACTAAAATTAGAAAAGGTTATATGGACACTGATGGAGATGTTATAGAATATGCCGTTGATTAAGAGACATATTGCCAAAACCATTTCATATCGTATTCTAAGTACCTTAATTGGGTTTCTTATAATGTGGTGGATAAGTGGTTCAATTAAAGTAGGTGCCGCATTTGGGGTAGCAGAATTGATTTACAAACCTATTCAGTATTATCTACATGAAAGAATATGGTACAAATGGATTAAGTACGGATTAAAAAAATAAATTATATGTCGGATATAAAAGAAGCAGTAAACGGACCAGCATATTATGGTGGTATTGATAACCCATATGAGGTAATAAAGGTATGTGAAGCATGGGGATTAGACAAAGATGCATACCTATTCAATGTAGCAAAATACATAGCAAGGGCCGGAAAGAAGGACCCAGCAAAGGAACTAGAGGATTTGAAGAAAGCAGTTTTTTATCTTGAAAGAAGGATAAAATTACTCTCTAAATAATTTGGTATTCCCAATAAATTATCTTATCTTTATTGTATAGGAATTAAGAAAATCGATATTTATACGTGAGATTAAATCGCGATAATCTTAAAACTTAAAAACAAATTTTTAAAACTTAAAAACAAAACAGCATGAACATTAATGCAATCAAGCAACGTCTTAATTCGTTGCAAAACACTTCGAAGAAAACGGACTCATTGTGGAAAACCAAACCTGGTAAGTATCAAGTTCGTATCGTACCTTACAAATTCAATAAGGAAAATCCTTTCATTGAATTGTTATTTCACTACAACATTAACAACAAAACTTATTTGAGTCCAGCTTCTTTTGGAAGACCTGACCCAATTTTAGAGTTCGCAGAAAAACTTAAGAAATTAGGTGATACTGAGAATTGGAAAGCGGGTAAGAAAATGGAGCCAAAATTAAGAACATTCGCACCAATTGTCGTAAGAGGACAAGAGAATGAGGGTGTTAAATTTTGGGGATTTGGTAAAACTGTTTATCAAGAGATTTTAGCTATCGTAGCTGATCCTGATTATGGTGATATTACCGATGAAACAAATGGTAGAGATATTGTTATTGAAATTGTAGAGGAAGCAGGTAAAACATATCCAGAAACTCGAATCAGAGTAAAACCAAATGTATCTTTATTACATGACAATTCCTCAATCGCAACTAAATTGTTAGATGAGCAAACGGATATTACTGATATCTATTCAGAATTATCGTATGCAGAATTAAAGACAGTATTAGAGAATTGGTTAAACCCAACTGCAGCGGTTGAAGAAGAAAACCCAACTCCTTCTGTTTCTCAACAAACATTAGCTCCTCAACCTAAAAAAGTTGAAGAACAATTGGTAACTAAAGATGCGGCACCTCAAATTGGTGGTTCTGGTTTAGTTAATGATTTACCTTGGGATGATGAAGATATTACTGCACCAGCACCTAAAGTAGATGTGGCAGCAGCATTTGATGACTTATTTAACTCATAATTTTTATGGCAAAAGTAGACTTAGCAAATCAAATTGCCGATAGTCTTAACAAAAAGTGGAAAGACCAAAAGGTAGCTTTCTTCTTGGATGATGATTCCGATGGAGCCCCAACCAATGTACCAGGTTGGGTTTCCACTGGGACAGCAATGTTAGACGTAGCAATTTCGAACAGACCTTATGGGGGATTACCCGTAGGAAGAATTACCGAAATCACCGGTTTAGAACAAAGTGGTAAATCACTTTTAGCAGCACACGTGTTAGCTGAAACGCAAAGACAGGGTGGGGTGGCAGTATTGATTGATACTGAAACTGCGGTAAGTAGAGAGTTCTTTGATGCAATTGGAGTAGATGTAACTAAACTATTATACGTTTCAGTAGACACAGTTGAGGATATTTTTGAAACAATTGATACAATCATTGAGCAAGTTCGTAAAGGTGATAAGGATAGATTAGTTACAATCGTAGTCGATTCAGTAGCAGCAGCATCAACTAAAAAGGAGATGGATGCTGATTATGATAAAGATGGTTACGCAACTGATAAGGCAATTATCATTTCAAAAGCAATGAGAAAGATTACAAATGTAATTGGTAGACAAAAAATCTCCGTTGTATTTACTAATCAACTTAGGCAGAAATTAGGTGTGATGTTTGGTGACCCTTGGACTACATCGGGTGGTAAAGCATTAGCATTCCACGCTTCTATTCGTATTCGTTTAAAGAATATGGGACAGATTAAAAGTGGTGAGAGAATCATTGGTATCAAAGTAAGAGCACAGGTTATTAAGAATAGATTAGGACCACCATTACGTTCAGCAGATTTTGATATATTCTTTGATAGAGGTATTGATAATTTTGGTGGATGGTTAAAGGTGATGAAAGATAACAAATTAGTTAAGCAAGGAGGTGCATGGTACGAGTATGTAGACACTGAAACTGGTGAAGTTATTAAATTCCAATCTAAAGATTTCATTCAGATGATGGGAGTTAAAGATGAATTGAGAGACCAAATTTATAGAAAGATTTGTGAATCAACAATCTTACAATATAAAAAAGAAGGAATTGATCCGGATGAAATTACATATGATAACGGAGGGCAAGAGCCTGAACCCGATATCGAAACAGAATAAAGGTTTATGAACGAAACATATAAGAAGTTACTAAACGAAGTAGAAAAAGACTATCAGCAATTAGGAAAAGAAAAAGTATTAATTGTTGATGGTCTTAATACTTTTATACGAAGCTGGACGATAAATCCTACAATGGATGATAATGGGGACCACATTGGCGGCATAGTGGGTACATTAAAAGGTATCGGATATGCTATCAGAGAATATAATGCAACTCGTTGCATAATTGTATTCGATGGTAAGGGTGGTTCAAAGAGTAGAAAGGATTTATATAGTGGTTACAAAGAGAACCGAGGTAACAATCGTTTTAGAGTGAATAGAGCCTACGCAGATTTGATGAACAAAGAAGAAGAAGGTGTATCTATGAAACGACAAATGATTGGTTTAATCGAACTACTAGAATATCTACCTGTGGAAATAATGCTATATGATAGTATTGAAGCAGATGATGTTATGGGCTATATTGCATCACAACTTTTAAAAGAGGATGAATCGGCAGTTATTATGAGTGCTGATAAAGATTTCCTACAATTAGTAAATGAAAGAGTCAAAGTTTATTCGCCGACTAAGAAAAAATTATACGATACAAATCTTGTTATATCAGAGTATGGTGTTCATCCTGCAAACTTTATGGTTTATCGCACTCTTGATGGTGATAAGTCCGATAATATTGATGGTATCGCTGGTTGTGGTCTTAAGACTATTATTAAGAGATTTCCAGAGGTGGTGGATGAAAAAGAAATTACAATAGATGGTATGTTTGAACTATGTGAGCAACGCAAAAGTGAAAATAAATTCTATGATAAGATTTTAGATGGTAGAAAACTAATTGAGAGAAATTATAAACTGATGCAATTATTCGATCCAGAAATACCTACCAATAAAAAGCTAACAATTAACGATAAATATTTGGATAATTCAGCAAAATTGGATAAATTAGGATTCATAAAGAAAGCAATGGGAATGAAAGTTATTAATTCATTTGGTGATGTTAATAGCTGGATTCAAACTACTTTCGCAAAATTACATAAATAACAATTAAAACAAACACGGAGGAAACAACCTATGAAGTGTCTTAAAAGCAACAAAACGGGAAACATTATTAGAGTAAGTGATAAAGATGCTTACAACGCAACGAGTGAATGGAAATTTATTCCTAAATCGGAGTGGAAAGAATATAAAAACCCTAAGAAAGAAACAAAAGAAAAAGAGAGTAAATAATGAACGCAGTAGATACATTAGAAAAATTTGGTGAATCATACCAATCTAAAGTCATAGCTGCATTATTATCGGATTTACCTTTTCTTAATCAAGTTTCTGAAATTACAAACAAAGATTATTTTGAAAGTGAACAAGATAAGTGGATTGTAGAATCGATATTAGATTATCAAGCAAAACAATTCGCCGCACCAACCTTAGACGTATTTAAAGTTAAGTTGGCATCTTTGGGAACTGATACTCAAAAGAAACAAATCATAGAAAGAATAAAACAAATCTATGATGTATTTGGTAGTGAAGATATGGAGTTTGTAAAAACCGAATATATTAAATTCTCAAAGTTTCAGAAATTAAAAGCCGCAATATTTCAATCAGTAGACCTAATCAAATCCGAAAAGAGTTGGGATGAGATAGGAGTTGTAGTTCAGAACGCATTAAAAGCGGGAATGGAAAACAATTTAGGGCATGATTACTATAAGGATATTGCGATGAGGATGGAAGAAACTAAAAGAAGTTCAGTACCTACCGGATGGAAACCAATCAATGATTTAATGGATGGTGGATTAGGACCAGGTGAATTAGGAGTAATTGTAGCACCGAGTGGAGTTGGTAAGACTTGGGTATTATGTAAGATAGCAG